TTGCGACATAACAGTAGAGTCAACTTTAATTATTCCATTAACCAATCTTCTGTTTTCAGCAATATCCCTTTTTGTTTCATCAACATCTTCCTGAAGTGGTATAGCCTGAGATATCATATCAGTCTGTCCTATTGGACAATTTTCATTATTTAAAATCGTTGCAAAAATATAAGGTTTTCGTGGACGATCAAAATGATTAAAGTAATATGCATCATAAGTAATTCCCTCTGTTGCATTTTCTAGTTTAGCTCTCTTCCTTTCATCCTGTTGATACTTTGCGCTACTTAAAACTTCTCTTCGTTTTTCAGTTGTCGTTGCTTCCATTCCAAGTTGTTCTGCTTCTTCAGTAGTTATTAAAACACCATCCCAATCCCAATATGGGTTTCGAATTTTTCCAAGAATAATATTACCTAATTTAAAAATTACATAATCCCAACACCACGCTTCTTTATATTTAACTTCTGGATTTTCAATTAAAATATCTTCTTCATCTGCATATCCAAACTTTTTTAATATTTCTTTTTTCTTTGATGGAAATCTTTTTATTACTGATGCAAGATTATCTGTAATTTCTTCGATAGCGAATTCGCTATCATCTTCTTTTGTAGAATTTTTTCCAAAACGAACTTTTCTTGGATCAATAGCTTTAACATCAAAATCATTTATTTTAGAATTCCAAAAAGGTTTCAAAACAATTATCCTAGAAAAATATAAATTACGTAATCCTTTACGTATTACTTCTTTAACATTTCTTTCTGAATATTTTATATTAAAAAACTTTTCTAATCTTGTCGCTAGTGTTTTACTTTCTGGAGTATCACGAGATGATAATACTGTAGGTTTTGGAGGATTTGCAATTATAGAATTTATCACAGCTTCGGTATTTACAAAAATACGGTTAGCTCTAACTCTACTTTTCTTCCGAGGTAGATTAGCTAACCATTCTGGATTATTTTTATATGCTTTTACATTTGCTTCGTATGTACTTTCTACAATATCCCAAATAGACTGACTCGAATTCCACCGGTTGTCCACCAGTTTACACAATTCTTTATCTTTTAATTCTGTTATTTTTTTCATTATTTTTAAAAATTAATTTACTCTTATATTATATACCTATTATAATAATTAGACAATAAATAACTGTGGATAAGTACTATTGACTTTCCCAGTTATTGACTCTGGCCAATATCTCCCCAAGATCTCCCATGACGTTATCATTCCCAACTAACAATTTCTGCGTTTCATTCCCATCTCCAAAGAATCCACCCGTCCCTCCAGCTAAAGTCGCCAAGTAATAATAAAGAGTAGCAAAAACATAGTGATCCTCTCCTGTGGTACTATCCCAAACATAGCTTTCTATCCCCCTATTATCTACAACCTTTGTTCTTCTTAGCGTCTCCCAATGTTTCAAGTATGTTTTTATTTCAGAATCAGACCGAAAAGCAAATAATATCCTGGCGTTTAATATCTCATCAATCAATTGATCAAGAATCCTATTTCTGTTTGAATAAACCACACCCTGTCTATCCCCCTCCCCCCACCAGACAATTGTTTTAGGATTATTCTTATTCTCCTGGAAGAATGACATGCAAACATTCAAATAGTTCTCGACATAGTATTTAGACATCGTATTGTCCGGCATCGCGTCTATCACCATAGTAGGCTTATATTTCCTTATTATATCATCCAATTCACTCCATTTTGTAAATCTACCCACTTGTGTCAGTCCTTTTTCGCTACCAAGAGCATAGTGCTTAATGTTTCCAACGTCCACACCTAAGAACCATTTACCGGTCGTTATATCATTTGGTGTCCAGTTATCCAGTATTGTAGACCGTGATACACGAATATCCCCAGGAGAATATGGCTCACCAAGCACGAAGTTATAAAAATATTCTTGATCTCCCTCACTATCTTTAATAACTTCATCGGCTGTTACCCATGGAGCCATTAAAAGTGAAATATGATACCCTGAAACCTTCTTCCCTGGCCTCTGTGCTACCCATTCGCCAAATCTCCTATCTTTATCAGACAATTTTTCGTGACACTCCTTGCATTGAAATTGTCTTTTTTCAATATCAATACTCTCTGGCCACGTTAATATCTGTTTCGCCTTACATTTTCCGCAAGTAATTGTCCATTCCTTCTGGTCTGACTTGTTCCATTGTATATCAATCGCGTCCTTCTCAGTTGTCGGGTTGGAAAACATCCATCTACCCTTATATTTACTAGCTTTTGTACGACTTTTCATCGTTTCAATCACTGTTTGGTCTGAACGACTCGCTTCATCATGCACTAAAAGGTCAGCCGTCGTCATAATCGCCGCAGTCTTTGACACCGTTCCTTTAAAAAATAAAAATCTACTCTTATCCCCTTGTTTAAACTCCTTTCGTTCGATGTTGTCAGTAGGCAATCCAGCAAAAACATGTGGATTAGCCGATAAAATCTTGTTCGTCTTCGATGCCACGAACTCTTGAACGTCACTATCAGTCGGGAATGTATATAAAATGTTCCATCCGTACTTAATAATCGCAAATAAAACCTTTAAATTGAATGTCACAGACCCTCCAATCTGCGCACATTTCTTAATAACTATCTCCTGGCTCCAGTCAGACAGGATATCCAATAAAAATAGGCGATCCCTAAAATCCAAAAGATCACCCTTTTCCGACACAATATTATTCTTAAAAATCCACGTTATAATGGATAACTCATCCGCATTAAATTGTTCGTTTTCTTTATTCATCTCTTAATTTTTCTAACTCCCTCCACTTCTCAGGGTAAACCAGTTTAAATCTCGGATCACTTGGTATAAGCATCGCATCTGCCATCTCGTGCCTCTGCTCTCGTATCATCTTAGACTTCCAATAATACGAATCATTCTCCTTATCTGTAATATACCTTATACATACATGGTTCTCCGGACATAAACCAGCATACCAGGCAACTGGCCACTGGCCTGCTTCTCCAATAACCTTATACGCGTCCGACGTAAAGTCCTTTTGACACTCCTCACACCAAAAATCCATCCGTGTAGTCTCGTAAGCCTCACGTATAACCTTCATGTGAGCATGATAAGCATTATCATCTCGAAAAACCCTTTCCCTTTCAGCTCTCCTATCCTCTATTCTTCTTTCATAATTCTGCATAATATCATATCTATAGGCACCACCAAGACATCTTCTATCTCAGTATACCCATAAGACTGCACATACAGAACATCCCCCTTCTTCAACTGCCCTGTATCATGAGTAAGTTCGACCTTCAAAGGCTTATCTTTCCTAGCCCCTTCTGCTATAACAAACTTCCCTTCCTTTTTCTCTTCTTCCGGAAGAACCCTCACTACTATATTTTTCCCTATTGGTTGTATCATATTTTTAATATCTTTTTAACCTTATTAGTAAATCCCTTCCACCCCTCTATCTCATTATGCACATATTCCTGATATTCCTCTTCATTCATATCCGAGAGAAACACCGCTTTTCCATCACCTTTATTTCTCTCCTCCTCCATCCTCTCCACTTCCATCAGAGCTTTCTTGATCTCCTCGATCGTCAGATGGTCCTTCTGTTTGATTATCGTCATTGGTATCAATGTCGATAATTTTTGCTTTATCTTCGTCAGTATTGTCATATATTTGTCTAATTAATTGTTTTTCAAATGCTTTAACAGACTCTTGCACCCCTGGTTTATAAAATAAGTTATATGTAACATTACCCTCCTTCGGCTTTTCCTCTTTCACATACGCCCCTCTTAACTTATAAGCCATTTCTAGTGCCTTAGTCACTGCTTGTGTGTCTGGACCATCGTCGACCCCATACTCGATGATCTTACCGGTAGAATCCTTAATATCACGCCTTGCCCTTTTGTTTAATAGCTCCTGGTGCCTTTCAGCCACGAGGTCAACAGGTAAATTCTCATCCATTAAAGCCTGCCAAGACTTAGACTCCTTTAATTGCATTGATTGTGATTCTGCAAATTTCTTAGAATATGACATAGCAATCATAGCCTTTGTTATTTTACCACCATTGTTTTGTATTTCATTTAACACGGCGCGATGTTGAGGTAAAATAACAGTCCTTTTAGGATTAATTCTTCCCTTTTTGCGTTCTTCTATTGCGGTCAATGTTTTGTCTACCATTTTACCTATTTGTGTTTTTTTATCATAGATAGCACTCTTTACTTTTCTTGTCTTTTTAGCTTTTGGTATTATATCACATTTATCATCTTTTGTCAATAGTGAAGCCTCATTTTTTACAAAATTTTCCGAAGGGGTTCCCTCTAGAAATTCTACCCCCTGCTCTATGGTATACCCCCCCTCTCTATTTTTTTTGTGTGTTACTCCTTCCATGTTTTATTTTATACGATACACATATTATTAATAATTGAAACAATACGACAATGGTCTATGGACTCCGTCCATAGATAGAATAGACGGCGCGCAAAATGTTTATAAATAAAAAGCAATCTTTGAGGGTTCTTTGTTCCATGTTTGGCATTACACGATCAAACGCCACGCCTCGCCTTCCTTCTCTTATTGTATCCGAGAATATCCAAGCCGTCAAGCTGTTGATAACCTCATCATTATACCACACCAAGACGACAACACAAACACACTTACACGTCAAGACCATTTCTATATAACATAAGGGCCAAACAAAAACGACTCTATGTCAAAAAATGGGG